CTCGGAAGTTTTTCATATCTTACCTTTTTGCATTAAAAAAGGGGCGATCCGAAAATCGCCCCTTTAAGTTTAGTTTAGATTACGCACCTGGTGATCCGAAGATACCTCTAGGGTCAGACCAGCCGAAGCTGTATCTTTCTCTAGCTTTGTATCTAACGTTTCCAGTTTCGAAGTCACCTTCCATATTAGTTTTGATAGGTGCTCTAACGAAATGTTTAAGTCCATTAGGTACATCTGTTTTAATGAACCAAGCATCTGAGTCAGTTAAGTAGTGATTTACCACATATCCTTGTGGAATCATTCCCATAGACACAACTGCGTTGATATCATTATCAGCTGTTCCAGTTCTTTTAGCAGATTTCATCAATCTCTCTGCAGTAAATTGCAAGTCATTAGGAACTATCATTTTAACTCCTTTTGCTGCAATTTTAAGACCTCTTTCGTCCTTCATTACACCGATATCTACCAGTGCTTGTTCTAATGAAGTTTCGTTCAAAGTCCCTGCAACGATTGTGTGAGCTGTAGAACAAAGTTCTAAGCCATCGCCGCCAGTGTATGAACTGTTAAATGCTCTGTTAAGAACATTTGCTGCTTTAACTTGTTTTGCGTTAGCCATAGATCTAGCTAATGCTTTTGTATAACGAGACGCTAGTCTGTCATACAAGTTATCTTCAATCGCTTCTTCAGTGATTGAGAACGCTAAAGCAAGCGTTTCATGCGTGTAACGAGCCGTGAAAGTTTCTTGTGCTGCGTCGTAATTAACACTTTGACCTTCAGGTTTTACAGCAGCATTTCCGAATCCAGATAACATAACTTCTTCTTCAAAAGCTCTGTCTGAATTTTCTGTATCGAAAATTTCTGCATGTTCGTTTGCATAGTTTTTGTACTCCAAGCCGAATAGTGCATTCAAACCTGGTTCTAGTTCTTTGACTAGTTGTGATCGTGATATTGCCATGTTTTATATGCTCCTATTATACGGCTGTTGCTAATTTAAATACATGCTCGCCAGTGCTGAACACACAGTATGCGTTACAGTTAGCTGAACTCGTATCTTGGTTGTCGGGATCTTCAGAGATTCCGATTTGTTTGAAACCTGCACCAGTTCCAGAAGTAGATGTGTCTAATTCTGAAGTTGATTGGCCAGAAGTAGTACTTCCAGAAGTTCCTACGAAATCCATTGCTGAATTGTTCATAGCTGCTGTTCCAGTACCATCATGTTGGGCTTCAAAAACAAGATATGGGTCGGCATATACGGATGCTTTAAGATCAGAAGCATTAGTGCTTGCTGGATAATAAGCGCTCCAAGTTGGTTTGCTAGTTGTTGGATCTGTGTAAGACACGCCTCCGAAAACACCAATTTGTTGAGTGTCCCCAGCTGCTGCGGCTTCAATCCCACCAGCTGCAACGGCTTCAACTACTTGTCCAGTATAAATTGCTGTGTTGTAGTTAGCTGCTATTGCGTATTCTTCAGTTCTGATTTGTCCACCGACAAGTGATCTTGTAGGTCTAAAACCAAAAGCTGCGTCTACATTTGCCATATTGTTTCTCCTTTGTAGACTACTATCCGTAGCCTACGGTTAATAAAAATTCGTTGGTTTAGGAATTACTAAAAATTAGTTCTTCTTATCGCCACCGAAGGTTACACGAGTCTGTCGATCACTGCTGATCGGCATACTTGGGTGCTGTTCCTTCAGAAGATCGTTTTGTACTGCGTCATCTGCGTCTTGCGTCATACTATTAAAATATTCCGCACGAGATTTTGCGATCTCTTCTGGTATCCTAGCCAGCAATAGGCCGCCAACTCCGATGATCCCCTTGTATTTTCCTTCAGTTATAGTTGGATATTCAGACCCTGGATATTCATCAGCTCTTACGAGCTCATATCCCGATCTAAGTTTAGCAGCCATGTTCTTCGTATCGTCAAAGCCCATACTCTCTGCTCTTATCCACTTATGTCTGTACCCGTCAGGTGCAGGGGGTGCATCCAAAGATGATGGTGGAGTCCAAACTTTTGGTCTAGAAGTTTTTTCTCTAGTCTTGGACGCGTGTGGAGTTTTTTTGTCTTCTTTTTTCATATGCTTATTCCTTCACGTTTAAATGTTTCGCATACTCTTCAAGTGGCACACCTAGTTTTTTAGCAATTGCTACTTGTGATGATGTGAGTTTCACAGTTTTGCGACCAGTTCCCCTGTTACTTCTTTTAGCCGAAGCTACGTTCTGTACAGGCTTGGTCGTTTCTTGTGTACTATTATTACCAAATTTCTGTGGAAATGCAACTCTTATTCTTTTATCAATTTCAGAGTAATATTCCTCACTTTTTGGATCATAACCTTCTTCCTCTACTAATCTCTTATGTAGATCAAAAGCGGTATAGGTCATGGCATTATCTGTGCCAAACCAAGTATTTTTACTTGCCCATTCTTCTGCTTTTGGATCTGGAGGGGGTAAAGGTTGTTCTTGTTGAGTAATTGTTGGTTGTTTGATTACTTCCCCGCTGTCTTCCTTACCTTTTATTGTCTGTTTAGACTTGATTTCAGCTAATCTAGCTTCCTCATATCCCAAACGTGCAATATCTTTTTGAGCCTTAACTTCAGCTTCAATATCCCCAGCTTCTCTAGCACTACGAAGTTTCGTTTGTGCTGCTTCTAAACTAGAGTTGATTCGATTTTCCATTTCAGACACAAATCCTGTGTCTAATTTAGTTAATCGATCTTTCAAAAAAGTTTGTTCTTCTTGAACTTTTTTAGCATACGTTATAGCGGCTTCTCTTTGTCTTTCCGCTTCACGCATTTTTTTCGTAAGTTTAGCGATACGTCTTTTAACACCTTCGCTATACTCATCGAGTTCTTTTTCTTTTTTTACTTCTTCCTTTTTCTCTTGTACTGGTTCTTCACTGTCCTTGCTATCTCGAACATCCAACTGCTCATCAGATTTCTCAACTGTGTCATCGGACTTAGGACTGTCTTCAGTAGTTTTTTCATTTTTTACCTCTATTTCTGGTTTTTCTTCTTTGGTCTTTTCTTCGGGTAGATCAACTTCGGCTCCTGGGCCTGAAGTATCTAAATCCACCATCGGTTCTTCTTTTACTACTTCTTTTGCCTTTGTTTCAGATTCTTTATCTGGCATAGTTCCTCCTATGGTTGTTAAAATTCATGCAAGAGATCCTCTGGATTCTTGATGGTCGCTAAAATTTCATCGTCATTTAGCAAACGAACTTCCCCACCTTCTATTTTTATTCTTGACCCCGCGTAACGTGCAAAGATTACCCAATCTCCCACCTTGCACCACGGACCTTCGGGATATCTTTCCTTATCCCTATAGGCATCGGGTCCTACCGCCAAAACATTAGCGCATTGGGCTGCAAGTTGTTGTCTCTCTAAAGTATCTTGCCCCACATAAATTCCACCCTTTGTCTTTTCCTTCATTTTGAAAGGTAGAACTAAAATACGCCAACCTGTTGGCTTTGGTAATTTTAATGATTCTTCTTTGTATTTTTCTTCCAAAGCAAATTTATGCTTTGGGCTTTCCTGTGATGTTGATAATGTTTCCTTGTTCATCTTTTTGCTCCTTAGCTTTTAGCAGGTTAGAGATTTCCTGTAACATGTACTGATAGGTACGTGCTTGTCCTAACATATATTGATATTTCTCCATATTGTCAACACCTCCACTAATCATGGTGTCGCCAATTCTTTGAAGATTATCCCTTAATATTTTTTGTAATTTAGAAACAACTACTAAAGGATCCACTATTTCCATCCTTTTTTAGTTAATCTAGGTCGACCTTTTCTTACAAGTCCACCTTTTTTAAGTTCACTTTGTGTAGCTCCACTCATCATCATGTCTTGTATTGTTAAATGTTTTAAAGGATCAATAGGAACGGCTCTAGATTTCATTTTAAAATATAAATCTTTAAAATCTTTAGTTGTTCCTTTCTTTTTTCCAAGTTTTCTAAATTTTTCAGTCCATTTACTAGTCATTATTTAAATTTCTTTCCTGTTAGTAGATTTGTGACAGATATTCCATAATTTCCACCCACAACGATGAAAACAAGATAAAGATAAACTTCAGGAATATCCTTAAGTCTTTCAAAATAAAAATCGGTACGTTTTAAAATTTCTTGATCTCCAAAATAAGAACCATAAGCCAATACGCCTAAAGGAGCTAAAATAAAAGCTCCTAAAACAAGGTCTAATATTAAAGAACCATTTCGTTTAGCTCTTATAGCACCTGTTTCAATTTCTTTTAAAGCAACTTGATGTTTCATTGCCTTTTTTTCAGCTCTTTTTTGCATAAAGCCACCTACGGCTTTAGAGCCAATATTAAATAGTAATCGATAAGGTAACATAAATTATGTCCAAGTTACGTCTTTTTGTTTTCTAGCTGCACCTGTTCCTGAAACAGAGTTTTTATCTTTTTTATCTCCATTTACTTTCACCTTTTTGTTATTTCTATTAACATCGGGTGTAGGAATCACTTTTGATTTTCCTGTTGGTGCATAACCTTTGCCTGTTGTCATATTCCTCCTTTTAGTTTTAATACTTTTACACTTTGTTATTTGTTTTTACCATAACTTTTTTAGTCAAGGTCTTATTTACCCCTCGGTTTCATCCGAGCAAGTTCTTTTCTAGCTTGATTCGCCATTTCTTGTTTTTCTAAAGACGTTTCTGCTCTTAATTCAGCTAATTCTTCATTCTGAACCAATTTATCCTGTTGCGTACTTTGATTCATCATCGCTTTCATACGCTCTAAACCAAGACGATCTTGACTTTCTTGAGCTTTTCTATGGTCATCCATCGCTTTTAGGTCTAATTCTCTTGCTCGAAGTCTAGCAATTGGGTCATTATCAAATTGAGAGATGATTTTTTTCTCTTCAATCATAAATTCTTCCATCATTTCAGCAATAAGTTTAGCTTTTCTAGCCTCAATCTTAATCATCATCTGTTGCATTTGTTGTTGAGCTTGTGGATTCTGCATCATTTGAGGATTTTGTTGCATCATTTGCATTTGTTGTAGTTGTTCTGGAAATTCTATTTCAATTTGTTCGTTTGCCATTAAAGAAATGTGTTCAAAAATATTTTTTTCCAAACTTCCTATAATCATAGGGTTATTTTTTGCCATATTTGTCGACATAAAACTTAAATGCGAAGTAATATGAGCTCTATGGTCTTGTCCTTTAAAAGCTTGATACGGTTTTCCTGATAAAGCATCAATATGTTCGAGTGCAGGGTCTTTCGGTTGAGGGGGAGGTGGTGGAGGTAAGACTTGATCAATATTTTTTACCCCTAAAGCCTGATACATGTCTCGATAAGCTTTATATAAATTGTGAAGTCCTGGATTGGACTGTGCCAATTGTAATTCTGTTTGTGCAATCGAAATTCTTTGTGTTTGTGAGAAGATATTCGGATCCGCTACAGGAATGATATCCACACGATCATCAAAATCAGCTTGTTTAATTTGTTTTTGTCCCCCTACGACATCGTAAGGATAAACAGGTGGTAAATACGTTTTAAAAAGTTTTGCTAAAAGTTGAAACTCAACTTTTAAAGCGGCATAGAGTCTTTTATGAATAGACGACATCACTCTTGATCCTCTTTCGAGTAAAGCCACGGTTGTTCCAACCGCTGCCTGTTGATTACCATCGCCGACTTGCATATCGGCAATCGATGCAAATCGTTGTCCAGAAGACACTACAATGGTTAAAAGTTGTAATAAGGTTGCTGAAGGTTCCTTAAACGGAAGCATCATAAAGGCATCTTTTAAGTTTCCTCCTGGTGCATCCACATCCCTAAATTCGCCTGGCTGTATAGCTTGGGCTTCATCTCTCATCTTAATGCCCCGCATTTTAAATCCTGCGGGTAGATTGGAGAGCGTACCCGCATCTAATAATTGACGAAGCGCAGACGTTGCCGTTCTGCTTAATCCACCAATCATGTGTATCAGACCAAAGCCATAGAAGCCTAGTCCTGGTAGAAATTTGAAATGAACGAAGTATTGAATTTTTTTCTTATTCTGATCTCCTGGTTCGAAGTTTCTTCGAATGGATAAAACTTTTCTTGTGCCTTCTTCAATCGTTACAATGTAAGGCAGCTTAATGCCTGTCGGTTCTCCAGAAGGTCCTGTTTCTTCAAATCCATCTAGGTCTAAATTAACATGACATTCTACAAGGGTAAAAACTTCTTCGTTCTTGCCTTTAGAAACTCCTTCTAATTCCTTTTCTTTTTTCTGAAGTTCTGATTCTTGAAAAAATCCTGGTCGTATTTCAATGTCTCTGTAAAATCCTCCGACCTGTTGTTTTCTTAAATCATTTTCAGACATTCTTACGATATGCATAATGGCTTCCGCATCCTCTAATGAGGTAGCAGAATACGGAACCACTAAGTCGTCAGCGGGTACGAACTTTGAAACCGCTCGTCCCAACAAATCGTCATAATAAACTTTTTTAAATGCGGAACCTGATAAAGGTAAATAAAATAACATTTGATCAAATTCTGCGTCATATTCTTTCATGACATTCATAATCTGATAGTTCATGAAATCTTTAACTCGATTCGCTTGATCTTCTTTATTCCGATCAGGCATTCCTAAAATCTGTGTTCGAACGGGTCCTTCGCTAGGTAAAAGTTCTTTGTAAGCTTGGGCTTGAAATTGAGTAACCGCTTCTGCCATCACAGGATGCGTGGTCCCTGATGCGCCTCTAAAGGGTTCAGTTCGTGTTTCGTATTTAAATCCTAAAAGATCCAATCCTGATGTATAGGATTGTTCCCAATCTCGTCTCGATGTTTTGTAGTCTTGATAATTCGTATAAAGTAAATTGCCTAAGGGATCGAGAACATCATCGGGTAGGAGTTCAGCCAAGTTGTCAAAATGATTTTCCGTTTGTTCTTGATTCACGGACCTTGGATCAAAATTAATTTCTGCACCGCCATCTTCTGTTGGGGTAACTTCTACACCTTCTGGGGCTTGTTCTGCTGTTTCTTGAATATCGATTTGAGATTCTTCGGGTCCTGCAATTTCTATCTTCTGCTTCACGTTTGGAAGCGTTTTGTCAATTTCTGCCATTTATTTCTCCAATGCCTTATCCATATAAGATTTCCTATTATTTTTCAAGACTAATGGACAATAAGTCTGCTTCTTTACCTCTTCTTGTTCCATAATCATCTCCGAAGTCTCTTAATTCATTAACTACACTATCCCAATCATCATTAATTACACCTTTCCAAAATTTAGGAGTTCTCGTCTTAAGATTGCCGTATTGATACCCTACCGACATTATTACCGTTTGTTGTTCAGGGGATAATTTGTTGAATTTTTTACCTGTACTTTCGTATTGATCAATAATCCAATCTGTATAGTATTTTTTAGAAAGTCTATTGACCTTTGAAGTTTGTTCAGGATTTAATACAAGATTATTATTTTTAATTGCCGCTGCTGCCTCATCACCTGTTAGACCAAGATAAGGTTTAAATATATCAATTAAATCAGGATCAAAACCCATATCTTTAAGATCACTTTCTGTTTTTCCTTTTAAATCAAAACCACTTCCAATAGTAACCCCAGAATTTTTAGAAGGTTGATGTCCATAGTTTAAATTACCTTCAAGTTCTTCAATAAAATCCCAATTGATTTGACTATTCGATTCGTTAGGTAGAGCTTTGTCTATGTTACTATTTGCCATATTAGTTAAAAGAATTATGAATATTATTTTTTTGAGCATTAATAATATTCGTATTTTTTCTTGAGTTTAGGTTCATCCTCAAAGTCCATATCTAGTTT